CGGCTGGATGATGAGCCGGAGGTGGTGTACGAGCGCGCGAAGAAGCTGCTCGCGCCGATGATGTACGATAGGGACCTCATTGAAAGGGTGCCGTCATGCTGACCATCTGCGCAGAATGCAAGACCCCGCAGGAATGCGGAATCGTCAAGGGATATTGCCCCGTTCGGCTTGCAGAGGCACAGCTTGCGTCAAGCGGCGGCAGGAAAAGTAACTTTCAGGCTCAGATCGACGCGTACAACATGCAGTATGGGCGTGGCGTTAAGGCAGGATCTCCGGAGTGCGGACTCCCAGCAAAAATGGGTGATTTGAAGGGTGCGGGGCTGTCATGATGGAAACGGACTGGGAAGAAGGTCGGCCGCCCAAGTGGCTTGAGATAGACGTGTTCGCGTATGGCTGCGTGCGGCGCGGCTGGTCGGATGGCTCGTATTTCATTCCGCTCGACTGCACCCACCCGGCCCAGAACGTCACCCTCGATCTTGACCGCATCACACACTGGCGCGCCCGCGATTCCATCAAGGTCATTCCGGTGGCGCCGACCAGTTACCTCTACGGCCAGCCCACATATCCGATGGGTGTCGCCGGGTTCTGGGAGTCGCTGGTAGGATCGGCCGTTTTCTAGTCAGACGCCGGCATAGGAGGATTGAATGAGCTACAACAGCCGAGACATTGCCCACAAGCTGATGCGTTATGGACTCTTGCTAGAGGCAGAACTCATGCGCCTGAAGGCAATGGATTCAATCGTAGAGGACGACTCAGGCCGTCTCTCTGCTCTGGAGGCAGAGTTGGAGGACGCTCGCCAGATGCAGAACTACCTGTGGGAAAAGAAAGAACGCATCTGATGCGTTTTCACAATCTGCTTGTAAGCCCATAAAAATGACAGACGACGAAGCTCGCGCGATTCTCAAGGGCCGTATGACAGGCTCGTGGATCAATTGGAATGACTCCAAGGACTGCCCGCACTGGGATAGCCAGGGCGAGCCGATGATTACCCTTGACGGAGAATTCACCGAGCAGCAGTTGCTGGCGGTGCTCCATTTCAAGAAACCATGAAAAGCACCAATCGCTTTTCACAATCCCCTTGTAAACCCGATTAATTCGTCCTAAACTGCGTTCCGTTGGGAGAGGTCGCGCCCAGAGAAAACCGAATTCATCCCCGAAAGCCCGCAGGCTCCAAGCCTCGCGGGCTTTTTCATTTGGAGAGCCGCAATGCGCAAGTCCCTGCTGATCGCCGCCCTGAGCGCCTGCCTTCCCATGTTCGCGGTCGATGGCGAAGCCTCCGCGCTGCCGCCGACCGACGCCGCGCCGAGCAGCACAGAGCCGCTGCAGCCGGTCGACACGGGAAACGCTGCTGGTGGTGCCTCGCTGGACGCGCAATCACCGGGCGTGACCTCTGCCGCCGATGCTTCGGCTACGGTCAGCGCGGGTGAGTCGGGAAACGCTGTGGGCGCTGCAACCGATGGCGCCCAAACGTCGATGGCTGGCGATGCTCCTGCCGCTGGTGGTGATCTGGGAAACGTGCCGTCGGCATCTGGTGCTGCCTCGCAACCGGTGCCCTCGATTTCCTCGGAGACTGAGGCGGGAAACGGCCAGTTGACGCCTGCTGGCGCGTCTACGGCGGCGGAATTGCCTGCTGATGGCGCGCCGGTCTTCCCAAACGCCGATGCATCGCCTGCGGCAAGCGGACCCGCAAGCGCCACTGCATCGTCTGTCCAGATTGCACCGCTCGACGTCGGCATCGAGGCGGACCAACCCGCAACCGTGCATCCGGCTCATTCGTTCGCTGACCGGATTCACTCGCTTGCGTACGCGCTCGAAGGATCGGCAGATTCGATGCTCAGTCGCATGGGTTACGAGATCCGGTGCCTAGTCGCCGATATCAAGTCGGTCCTGTAACGGCTCACCATTCGACCGGAATCCGCGCCCACTCCATGGCTGGACGTCCCTCGAAATACCGCGCTGAGTTCGCCGAGCTCGCGAAGAACTATTGCCTGCTCGGCGCGACTGATCCGGATCTCGCTCGATTCTTCGGCGTCTCGCGCTCCGTGATCAGCGAGTGGAAGAAGGTCTATCCGAAGTTCGCGGCGGCGCTCCAGAGCAAGGAGGCAGCTGACGCCCAGGTCGTCGGCGCGCTGTTCAAGAACGCGCTGGCCGGCAACGTCACCGCGCAGATCTTCTGGCTCAAGAACCGCCAGAAAGACAACTGGCGCGACAAGGTCGATCACGAGCTTTCCGGAAAGGATGGTGGCCCGATCAGCCACAACCACACGATTGAGTTCGTCAAGCCGTGACGATCAAGTTCCCGGAGAAGCTGGCTTTCCTGTTCGAGCCGGCCCGGTACAAGGTCGCCTATGGCGGTCGTGGCAGCGCCAAAAGCTGGTCCGTCGCGCGCGCTCTGCTCCTGCAGGCGACCACCCAGCCGCTTCGCGTTCTCTGCACGCGTGAAGTGCAGAAGTCGATCAAGCAGTCTGTGCACAAGCTCCTGAGCGATCAGATCTCCGAGCTTGGCCTTGGCCACTTCTTCGAGATCATCGACACGGAGATTCGCGGCAAAAACGGCAGTGAGTTTTCGTTCGCGGGCCTTGCCTCGCAGACGATTGACTCGATCAAGTCGTTCGAGGGCGTCGATCGCGTGTGGGTCGAGGAAGGGCAGGCGGTAAGCAAACGGTCGTGGGACGTGCTGATTCCGACCATTCGCAAGCCGGGCTCCGAGATCTGGGTGACGTACAACCCCGAGCTTGAGACCGACGAGACGCATCAGCGTTTCGCGATCAATCCGCCGCCTAATGCGGTTGTCGTCCAGGTCAACTATTCCGACAACCCCTGGTTCCCCGCTGAACTGGAGGCCGAGCGCCTCCACTGCAAGCTCACTGACCCGAAGGGCTACGACAACATCTGGGAAGGCAAGTGCAAGCCTGCGGTGGCCGGCGCGATCTACTACGACGAGGTCGCGAACGCCGAAGCCGCCGGGCGCATCTGCAATGTGCCGTATGACCCGATGCTCAAGGTGCACATCATCTTCGACCTTGGCTGGAACGACGCGATGGCGATCTCGCTCGCGCAGAAAAACGCGTCAGAGATCCGCGTGATTGAGTACATCGAGGATTCGCACAAGACGCTCGATCACTACTCGTCGATGCTCAAGGACAAGCGCTTCAACTGGGGCAAGGTCTATCTGCCTCACGACGGCCGCAACAAGGACTTCAAGACCGGCAAGAGCGCTGAGGAAATCATGACCGCGTTCGGCTGGGACGTGGCTATCACGCCGAACATGAGCATTGAGGACGGCATCCGGCTTACCCGCATGACCTTCCCGCGCATGTATTTCGACAAGGCGAGCACAGAGCGCCTCGTGCAGTGCGCCAAGCGCTATCGCCGCAGCATCAACCAGCAGACACAGGAGCCCGGCGCGCCGCTTCACGACGAGTGGTCGCACGGCGCCGACAACCTACGCTACATCGCGGTCAATGCCGAGGCAATGACGAACGAAGAGTGGGGCGGCGAACTCAACTACCCACGGATGAACTACGCATAATGGCCGACCGCAAACGCATGACCGACGATGAACTGGGCACGATCGTCGATGCAGAGCTGCGCCAGTCGATCGCCTATATGGGTGGCCGGCTGTCTGAAATGCGCCGAAAGGCCGAGTATTACTACCTCGGCGAGCCTGTCGAAGACCTCGCGCCTCCGCCCGTTCCCGATCGCTCGGCGGTCGTCGCAACGGACGTCTCCGACACGATCGAATGGACGCTGCCGGCGCTCATGGAGATCTTCACCGCGGGCGATGACGTCGTCGAATTCAAGGAGCGCCGCCCCGATCAGGCCGACGCGGCGCGGCAGACCACCGAGGTTTGCAACTACGTCCTGCACCAGCAGAATCCCGGCTGGAGCATCCTGCACGACTGGATCAAGGACGCGCTGCTGCAGAAGAACGGCATCCTGAAGGTCTGGTGGGATAACAAGATCGACGAGACGCGCGAGGAATACGAAAACCTCACCGACGCGCAGATGGCAATCCTGCTGCAGGATCCGGAAGTCGAGCCGGTCGAGCACAGCGTCTATCCGGACGCCAACGCCCTGCAAGCGGTACAGGTTCAGTATGCGCAGGCCATGCAGCAGTGGCAGCAGGCGATGCACCAGTTTCAGGTCATGATGCAGCAGCATCCGGCCGCCGCGCAGCCTCAGCAACCGGGCCAGCCGCCCCAGCCTCAGCCGCAACCTCCGCAGCAGCCCCGGCAGCCTGACCTGTCGCAGATCCCTCAGTTGCACTCGGTGACGCTCAAGCGCACGCGCAAAAACGGCAAAGTCTGCATCGAGAATGTGCCGCCCGAAGAGTTCTTCATTTCCCGTCGCGCGAAGACAATCCCCACGGCGCCGTTCTGTGGCCACCGCAAGCAAAAGACCCTGTCCGAGCTGCGCGCCGACGGCTACGAGAACGTCGACGATCTGTCATCGGATAGCGACGGCGATCTGAACCCCGAGCGCATCGAGCGCATGGCGTGGGACGACGATTACGCGTGGACCGGCTCTGACGGCGCAGACAGCCTCGATCCGTCCGCGCGCGTCGTGTGGATCAGCGAGTGCTATCTGCAGGTCGACTACGACGGCGACGGAATTGCCGAGTGGCGCAAGGTCACGCGCGCCGGCAACAAGACGCTGCGCAACGAGGAATGCGACGGGCCTCCGTTCGTCAGCAATAACGCCATACGCCTGCCGCATCGCTTCTTCGGCCTGTCGCTGGCTGACCTCGCGATGCAGTCGCAGCGCATCAGCACGGACCTCTGGCGCTCGGCGCTCGACAATATCCACTTGCAGGTGAACGGCCGCACTTACGCCGTCGAAAATCAGGTGAATCTTGACGACCTGCTGACGACGCGGCCCGGTCAGATCGTGCGCGTGAAGTCTCGTGACGCCGTCGGACCACTGCCGCAGGGCATGGCTGACCTCGCCGGCGTCTACCAGGCGCTCGAATACAACGACACCGCGCGGCAGGAGCGCACCGGCGTAATGAAGCTCACGCAGGGCTCTGACGCCGACATCCTGAACAAGACGTCAAGCGGCAATGCGCGCATGACGAACCGCTCAGACATGCGCGTAAAGCTGATCGCGCGCGTGATCGCGGAAGGCGGCATGAAAGACCTGTTTCGCATGATCCAGAAACTGCTCTCGCAGTATCAGGACAAGGCGATGACGATCAAGCTCACCGGCGGATGGGCCACCGTTGACCCGCGCGCGTGGAGGAACGGCTATGACATGGTCGTCAATGTTGGCCTCGGCACCGGCGATAAGACCGAGATCGTGCAGCACATCATGATGCTCGCCGCGGCCCAGAAGGAAGCGCTGCCGATTGGCGCGGCCACGCCGGAAAACGTCTACAACCTGCTCAAGAAGCTTCCGCCCGCCGTCGGCTTCAAGAACGCTGACGACTTCTTCGCCGACCCCGCCAAGCAGCCGCCGAAGCCTCCGCAGCCGCCGATTGAACTGCTGAAGATTCAGGCGCAGGCGCAGGCCGACGGCCAGCTTGAGCAGCAGCGCCATCAGAACGAGGTGCAAAAGACGCAGGCCGTGCAGCAGGTCGAAGCACTGAAAGCGCATCTCGACCAGCAGACCGCGCTATTCGCGCAGCGCGCTCAGGCGGAGCAGGCGCAGCAGCAGACGCAACTTGAAATGCAGCGCGATCTGATCACGGCGCATATGGAACAGCAGAGCCAGCGCCTGCAGATGGCCTTTGATGCGCAGATGGAGCAGCTCAAGCAGGGCGTCGCGGTTCAAATCGCCCAGATTGCCGCCGCCAGCCGCGTCGAAGTGGCCGAAGCCGCCGCGGCGACGACGCTGCAGAACGCGCAGATTGCCGCGGCCGACCAGGCCAGTCAACAGGAGTAACCATGCCACCACGGAGCCAGAATGATCGATCCCGAACAAAAGCTGCTGCAGGAGATGGACCGCGGGCAACAGGCGAGGGATCTGCTCGAGCACCCGCTGATGCAGGAAGCGTTCTCGACGATCCGCGAGACGTATCTGGCGCAGTGGGAGACCAGCCCGGCGCGGGACTCGGAGGGGAGGGAGAAGATCTGGACGTATCTCAAGCAACTGGAGATGGTCAAGGCGCACCTGATGACCACGATGGAAACCGGCCGGATGGCGACGGAGCAGCGCAGTCTGATGGAGCGCATGAAAGCTGGGCTGCGTTCACGGATCGCCTGACGGCCGTCGAGCACGACCATCGCAAGCACCGCCGCATCGTGCGCGTATGGCATCCAGAGCCGGCCGCTGATCTCTGGCATGGCACGTATGCCAATGCGCCCGTCGAGACCGGCCAGCAGGCTATCCAGTGGCACGACGGCGAGACGGCGAGCCTATGACGCCATTTCATGCAAAGAACGACACCAGTTTGATGCTCAGCGGTGAAGAGGATTTCGCGCCTCAGGTGTCCGACTCGCTGTACGAAAAGCACGGGGCTCACGTGCGTTATACGCGCTGCCCGTGTGGATCGATCACATTTCATATCACCATGCGCAGCGTAGTTTGCGCGCATTGCACTGCCCAGATCACCGGTCACTGATCCAATGTATTTCAACACCAGCCCGCCCGGAGCGATCCAGCGGGCTTTTTTCATTGTCAGCCGCTACCCGCAGGGGCGCGAAAAAGGAGTTGCACCGTGAATATCTCGAAGCTGCTTAAAAGCCTGTTCCGTTCGATGCTGATGTTCGCCGTAGATGGCGAAGGCGGTGGCGCCGCGCAGGCCGACACCGACGCGCCTGAGAACGATGACGACGTCATGAGCCGGTTGTCCGAGATCGTCGGCGATGGCGAGCACGAAGACGCGGCCGATGCCAATCAGGATGCGCAGGAGCCGACTGAAGCAGAGAAGGCCGAACAAGCGGCCGCGCAGGAAGCCGCCGAGAAGAAATTCAAGCTCAAGGTGAATGGCGAGGACCGCGAATACACCGAAGCCGAACTCATCGTTGCCGCGCAGAAGGCAGACGCCGCCGCTCAGAAGTTCGAGGAGGCCGCAAACCTTCGCAAGCAGGCAGAGCCGGAACTGGCCGCCGCGCGGCAGGAGCGCCAGCAACTGAAGCAGGCGCTCGACGTTTTCATTCCGCAGTTGCAGCACCTGCTGCAGGTCGGCGCACCCGATCCGCAGCTCATCAACAGTGACCCTCAGGAGTACATGCGGCAGAACTACGCCTATCAGGCGCGTCTGCACGAATTGCAGCAAGCGCAGGCGGCGCAAGCCGAACTCACGCGACGCGAGCAACTCGAGCAGGCGCAGCAGCTGAAGGTGCGTGCTGTCGAGGAGCGTTCGAAGTTGCTCGGTGCGATTCCTGAATGGAAGGACCCGGCCAAAGAGAAGGCAGGCGCAGACGCGGTCAGTGGATACCTGCAGCAGTCAGGCTTCACGCCCGATGAAATGAGCCGGCTTTATGACCACCGTCTGGTGGTGCTTTCTCACAAGGCGATGTTGTACGACCAGATGAAAACCCAGCAGGCGCAAGTGAACCAGCGTGTCGAGAAGCTGCCGCCGCGTGTCGAGAAGCCAGGCAATGGCGTCCGACCGGGCGACGGCCGCACGCAGGCCATGCGAAACCACGCTCAAAACGGAAGCGTGGAATCAGGCGCCGCTGCAATCCTCAATTTCTTGGACTAATCGAAATGACAGCCCCGACTAATACCTTCCAGACGTTTCAAGCCGTTGGCAACCGTGAAGATTTGACCGACGTCATATACCGGATTGCGCCAACCGAGACACCTTTTTTGAACGGCATTGGCAAGACCAAGGCGAAGTCGACCCTGCACGAGTGGCAAACGCAGGATCTCGCGGCTGCGGCTAACAATGCGCAGGTCGAAGGTGACGACGCAACGGCAGATTCCGCAACGCCGACGGTACGCCTGAACAACCGCACGCAGATCTCGCGCAAAGTAGTGATCGTGTCCGGTACACAGAACGACGGCATGGACCCGGCAGGCAGAAAAAATGAGCTCGCGTACCAGATCAGTCTCAAGGGTTTGGAGCTTCGGCGCGACATGGAAACGGCGCTCACGCAGAACGCCACGACCGTAACCGGCTCGTCGACAGTTGCACGTCAGTTGCGCGGCCTCGAAGGCTGGGTCGCGACCAACAACGATCTCGGCGCGACCGGCGTGGCCCCGAACTACAACACCAACACGGCGGCGACCGACGGCACGCAGCGCACGTTCACGGAAGCGATGCTGAAGAACATCATCCAGCTCTCGTGGGCGCAGGGCGGCAACCCCGGCGTGATCATGCTGGGCGGCACGCAGAAGCAGACGTTCTCGACCTTCACCGGCTCGTCGACGCGCTTCGACAAGGGCGAAGACAAGCAGCTCACCGCGGCGATCGACGTCTACGTGTCTGACTTCGGCACGCTCAAGGCGATGCCGAACCGCTTCCAGCGCGCGCGCACCGCGTTCGTGCTGGAGATGGGCCGGTGGAAGACGGCGTTCCTGCGCCCGATGCAGACCACGCCGCTCGCGAAGACCGGCGACGCTGAGAAGCGGATGCTGATCACTGAGTACACGCTTGAGGCGGGCCAAGAAAAATCGGGCGGCGCAATCCGCGACCTGCTGTAACCAATAGAGTCTCCACGCAGCACTTTGGGGCGTCCTTCGGGGCGCCCCTTTTTTATTGGGGCATCGCATGCACACGCAGATTTTCAAGACCGGCACGACGCTCACGACGGGCGCTGCGTCGGTCAATACAACTCTTCCGACGACCCTCAACGGCACGCCCGCGAAATGGGTTCGCATTGCCTCGACGGCGGCGGCCTACGTGAAGGTGGGGCCGGCCGGCATCGCCGCAGTCGCGGGCGATGTGATGGTGCAGCCGGGCGACTCGATCAAACTGGCCGTGGCCGGTTCGACCACCATTGCAGCCCTGCAGGTCTCGGCGACTGGGACGATCCAGATCAGCCCCTGCGAGGAAAGCTGACATGCTGCACACGCGCCTGCACTACGTGCCCGAGACGGACACCACGGCCATTGAGCGCATTCAGGATTGCACGCCCATCGTCGAGCACGCCAAGGCCCTGCATAACGAGGGCATCCACGGCTCCAGCGAAATGCGTCACGCCGCGCGCATCCCGATGGTGATCGTCGAGCGCTACTGCAACGAGAAGGGCATCGGCTTCGACGAGTTCATGCAGAGCGACGAGCATCTGCGCGCCATGCTGGCTGATCCCGCGCTCGCGGCGTTCCGCGTGTGGGGCGGCCGAGTATGAGCATCGTCGACTATCCCAGCCTTCAGGCGTCCGTCGCAAGCTGGTTGCACCGCACGGACCTGACCGCGCAGATTCCCGACTTCATCATGCTCTCCGAGATGAAGATGAACGGTGATCTCGAAGCGCGAATGATGGACACCATCACGACGCTCAATACCGTTGCCGGGACGTCCTATCTGGCGCTGCCGCCGGACATGATCGAACTGCGGCGCATGGCGATCGCCGGGTACGCGCCGCTTGAGTATGTCTCGCCCGACCAGTTCGACATCGAATACGGCTCGCAGGTAACCGCGATGCCGCGGCTTTTCACGGTCATCGGCGGCCAGATCCAGTTCGCGCCGACGCCTGATGCGGTGTACGCCATCGAGACGACATACCGGCAGCGCATTCCGCCGCTCTCGGCGACCAATCCGACCAACTGGCTCATCACGAGCTACCCGAATGCATACCTCTGGGGCGCGCTGGCGTCGGCGCAGCCGTGGCTGGTCAGCGATGACCGTCTGGTGACGTTCCAGGCGCTCTACAAGGAAGCGGTCGACCAGATCAACAAGATTGACTGGTGCTCAGGCACGACGCTGGTCATGCGCACCGACAGGAGGGGTTAAGACATGGCGCTCGAAACAGGCACCTATATCAGCGATCTGGTTCCGACGAATCCGGACCCGGCCGATAGCGAAACATACGGCGCGAATCACCTTCAGCTCATCAAGGCGACGCTAAAGAACACGTTCGCGGCCATTACCGGGGCTGTGACGGTCACGCAGGCCGAGCTCAATACGATCAAGGGCGCAGCGTCGAGCGGCGCAACGATTCAGGTGGTCACGCAGCCGACGTCGGATAACTCGACGAATGCGGCGTCGACCGCCTACGTGAACCAGAAAGCGTTTCAGGCTGCGCTCCCCGCGCAAGGCGGCAGCGCTGGCGGCGTCCTGACTACGAACGGCTCGGCGGCCTCGTGGGTCGCCAACCCTTCGGGGCTTAACGGCCAGGTCCTGACGAATAACGCAGGGAATGTCGCATGGGCGCCCCCAGCAAATCCGGATTTCCTTCTCATGGCTCAAGGAGTCGTCTAAATGACCACCCAAGCACAATACGCGACCATTCCCAAGGTCGGGACGGGCACCGTTACGACTGGCGACACGTCGCGCACTGCGCCGACTAATGTCGTTCCGGTCTTCACCGCAGGCGTGAACGGCTCACGGATCGATCGTATCAACGCCGCAGGGATTGGCGCCACACTCGCTTCGATGCTGCGCCTCTTTCTGGTCCCTGGACTGGTAGGGCCTGCGATCAGCGGCATCACCTTTTCTGGCACTACCGCAACGGTGACGACTGCGACGGCCCACGGCCTTTCGACTGGCGCACTCGTTACGATTCAAGGCGCCGCGCCGAGTGCCTACAACGTCACGAACACGACTATTACCGTCACGAGTACGACGGCGTTCACCTACTCGATGGGGTCGACGCCGACTGTAAATGCGACATCTGTCGGCTATTTCGCATCTACGCCAGCCGCGCCAACGTCGGTTCTGTGGCAGGAGCTTGCAGTGTCGACGGTGACGCCCCTGGGCAGCGCGAGCTTTACCGGGTCGATCAGTGGCCAGACGCTCACCGTATCTGCCTTGGCCTCGGGTGCGATCCAGATCGGCCAGACAGTAAATGGTGTCGGCGTGACGGCCGGCACGACCATCATAGCCCTCGGGACCGGCAGTGGAGGCACTGGCACCTATACGGTGTCGGCGTCCCAGACCGTTGCGAGCGAAGCGCTCACGACCTCGAATACCGTGCAGGTGTTTTCCGCCGACCTGTCTCTGTCGTTGCAGCCGCAGCGTATGCCTCTCATTCTCCCGGCCGGCTGGTCGCTGCGCGCAACGGTCAACGACACACAGACTTCCAGTGGCATCAACGTCACGGCGTTCGGCGGGGACTTCTGATGAACGCGGGCCTTTTCGGATTTCCCGATGGGATCGTGCCGCCCTATGCGAAGTCGCAGATTTTCGCGTCGAGCGGCATGTTCAACCCACAACCGGGCGCATCGTTCTACTTCATTGATCCCGTCGCGGGCGGTGGTGGAGGGGGTGGGTCTGCGGCGACCCCCAATATGGGGCTTGCTGGCGGTGGCGGCGCACGCGTGCCAATGCTCATCCCCGCCTCGCGCATTACTGCTCCGGTTCAAGTGATCGTTGGCGCTGGCGGCGCAGGAGGCGCAGTTGGAGGAAATGCCGGCAATGGCGGCGGAAATTCCAGCTTCGGCAACTTCGTGACGGCTTATGGAGGTGGTGGCGGCGGCTCCGGTAGCGGCAACTTTGGCGCGGGCGGCGGCGGCTCCGCGAGCGCGGGACAAACGAGCAGCAACGGCGGGGGGCCAGCGTATAACGCCAACACTGCGGGCTTCAACAATACCAATACCAATGTGCTCGGCACTGCGGGCGCCGGCGGGGTGCAAAACGCCAGCCAAGGTGGCAACGCCGAATGGGGCGGAGCTGGCGGCGGAAATTTCTCGACAAGCACTGCACACGGCGGCTCGTCCTTATGGGGCGGAGCTGGCGGGGGCGCTGGCGGGTATGGCTCGCAAACGATCGGCACTAATGGTGGGATCACGGGCTCGTACACGCCTGGCGGAGGGGGTACCGGTGGCGCGACAGGGACAACAGGGAGCCCGGGAGCCAATGGTGCGAATGCTAATCCGAACACTCTCCTTGGAGCGCAAGGAGGCGGCGGCGGTGGGTACGGCAATTCAGGTGCCGGGGGCGCTGGTGGGAATGGCGGCATCCCAGGCTGCGGCGGCGGTGGCGCTGGAGCGGGTTCCTCAAGCGGTGCGGCCGGCGGCAGCGGTGGCCGCGGTGAAGTCCGAGTCTACTGGTGGTAAGGAGCCGACATGCGCGCAGCAATCATTGAAAACGGCGTAGTCGCCAACATCATCGAAGCCGATAACCTCGGCGTTTTTCCGGGCCTCATTGATGCGATTGGCGCGGACATCGGCGACTTGTGGGACGGCTCGACGTTCACCAAGCCACCGGCACCGCCGCCCGTCGTTCCTCAGTCGGTTTCGCGCTTTCAGGCGCTCGCCGCGCTCTCGAATGCTGGCCTTCTCACGCAGGCACAGAACGCCGTGAACGCGTCACCCAATCCGCTCGTGCCGCTCGCGTGGAACAACGCCCAGACGTTCGACCGAAATAGTTCGACCGTCGCGACGCTCGGCCCGGCGCTTGGCCTCACAGACGCGCAGATCGACAGCCTGTTCATCGCAGCGTCGACCATTACCGCGTGAGGCTCAGATGAAGCAATGGACCTTCCAGCTGCTGATCGCACTCGACCAGTTGGCGAACGTGTGCAGCACGCCGCTCTCGCGCGACGCATGGGCCGACGAGACGTTCTCGGCGCGCTGCTGGCGATTGCGACAGAGACAACCGTGGAAAGTGCTAAGGGCCGTCATTGACGGCCTTTTCTTTTTCACGCCCAACCATTGCGAAGGCGCGTTCGAGTCGGAGAAGACGCGCGCCTACTCGCCGGTCGAGGAACGCTGATGCCGCTCGCGCCATTCAAGGATATGGGCTCGGTGGGCCTGAACCGCGATGTCTATGCGCCCGACACGCAGCCGAGCGAATGGACCAACGGCCGCAACCTGCGCTTTCGTGATGGCTACGCAGAGAAGATACAGGGCCACGCAGCGATCTACGGTGTGCCGCAGGTCCCGCCCTATGCCGTGTTCCCGACGAACGGCGTCTCGGGTCGCTATTGGGTGTATTGCGGCCTCCAGAAGGTCTACGCGGTCCAGAACACAACGCATACGGACATCACGCGGCAGAGCGCGGGGGCCGATGTCAATTACACCGGCACGACGGCCAACAAATGGAATGGTGGCGTCCTGACCGGCGTCCTGTTCCTGAATAACGGCGTGGACGTGCCTCAGTTCTGGGGCGGTAACCCGTCGACGCCGATGGCGAACCTGACTGCGTGGCCGGCCGGCTACACGTGCAAGGTGCTTCGCCCGTTCCGCAACTTCCTGATGGCGCTCAACGTCACGAACAATGGCTCGAACTATCCGACCATGGTCAAGTGGTCGCATGAGGCCGACCCGGGCACTGTGCCGGTGACGTGGGACCCAACTGACGCGACGCACGACGCTGGTCAGGTCGATCTCGCCGACACGCCCGATGTGATCGTAGACGGCCTGTCGCTCGGCCAGAACTTCATCGTCTACAAGGAAGGTTCGACGTGGCTCGCGCAGTATTCCGGCCAGCCGTACATCTTCAACTTCATGCCCGTGTCGAAGCAGGCCGGCGCGCTCGCGCAGAACTGCGCGGTTGAATTCCCGGGCGGCCATGCGGTGCTCACGCAGGGTGACGTCGTCGTCGTAGACGCCGCCGGCAACGTGACTTCCATCGCCGACGCGCGGGTGCGCAAGTACCTGTTCAACTCGATCGACTCGACCAACTACGGAAACTCGTTCGCGGTCGCCAACCTGCGCCGCAATGAGATCTGGTTCTGCGTGCCGAAGATCGGCGCGACGTGGCCGAACATGGCGATGGTCTGGAACTGGAAATCCAACACATGGGGCACGCGCGATCTGCCGAACGTCTCGCACGCGAATTCCGGCGTAATCGTCTACGCCCAGGGCAATTCATGGCAGGTCCAAACCACGCCGTGGAACCTAGAAACGAAGGCGTGGGGCCAAAACGAATACACGCAGGCGACGCCGCGGCTCGTAATGGCGTCGGCCAACGACAACCTCATCTATCTGGCAGACGTGGGCGAGACCTTCGGCGCGGCCACGATGACGGCGAATTGCGAAAAGACCGGCATCACGTTTGACGCGCCGGAGCGGATGAAGCTGGTCAAGGAAGTACGGCCGATCATCGACGCGCCGGCCGGGACCGTGGTGAACGTCTATGTCGGTGGGCAGACGGACGCCGAAGCGCCGATCGCATGGACCGGGCCTTTCCCGTTCACGGTCGGCACGTCACTCAAGGTCGACACGATGTCTGCGCCGGCCGCGCGCTATGTGGGCGTGAAGTTTGAGACGACGACCATCTGCACGTGGCGCGTGAAGCAGTTCACGGTCAACGCCCAGATGATGGGGATGTACTGATGGCCTATATCCCCGCTCAGCCGCCATCCGATCCGACGCAGATGCCGAGCTATCTGCAATCCGAATTCCAGAAGATCGCGCTCACGCTCGCCGCGCAGTCGCCGGCCGTTCGCTATGAGCAGCAGGCCGCGCTGCCCAAGAAGCCGCGCGAGGGCGACACCGTCTATTTCGCGGCCAACGTCACTGCGCCGACGACTGCAGCCGCGCTCTATCAATACCGTTCCAACGCATGGGTGAAGATCGCATGAGCACTGACTACACGCCGAAATCGTCCTATGCCGTCGTGCCGCGCGCGCTGGCGCTTCCCGCGAAGCAGATCACCCGCGAGGACGTCTATCGACTTGAGGGCGAGCTAAACAAGCTGCCGCAGGTCGATTGCCCGGTTCGGCACTGGTTCGCTCCCGGCATCTATGCGCGAGAGATGACCATTCCGGCGGGCGTGGTGCTGACCGGCGCCGTACATCGCCATGAACACCTGTGCACGGTTTCCAAGGGCCGCATTGCGGTGTCGACGGATGAGGGCATGAAAGAGCTATGCGCTGGCGCAACGATCGTCTCGGCGCCCGGCGCGAAGCGCGTCGGCTATGCCATCGAGGAAACGATCTGGACGACCTATCACCCGAATCCGACGAACGAGCGAGACCTCGACAAGGTGATGGCGGAAATCATCGAAGACGACCCCGCGGCGCTGATGGGCGGCAGCCGCAACGTGCAGCAGGCGATGAATCGGGCGGCCGAAGACCGCGCCGATTACACGCGCTTCCTCGCCGAGTACGGGCTCACTCAAGACTTCGTGACGCGCCTCGTTGAAAACACGGCCGATCAGATTCCAATGCCGGCGGCGATCCGTTCGCTCGAGCTGCGCGAGTCGCCAATCGAAGGCCGTGGCATGTTCGCGATGCACGACATTGCAGACGGCGAATTGATCGCGCCAGCGCGCCTTGGCGATAAGCGCACGCCGGCCGGCCGTCATATCAACCACTCCCGCAAACCAAATTCGATGTTTTCACCGATGCCCAATGGCGATCTCATGTTGTACGCCATTGAGCCAATCAGAAGGGGCGACGAAGTGACGATTGATTACCGACAGGCCATGAGCGTCAACGGTGCCGGGTTCAAGCCATTGGGAGAAAAACGATGAGCGGAGGAATTTCTGCTGGCGCAATTGCGGGCCTCGCCGCTGCGGGGGCGAGTGCATATGCCGCTTCGCAGAGCGGCGGAAGCCCGAGTGGTTCGACGACGAGTACGCAGACGCAGACCATCAACCCGCACATGAATGGCCTGCTGTTCGGCGGCATCAACCCGAACACAGGGCAGCAGGACCCGGGTTACATCGAAGACATTCGGCACCTCGAATATCAGCCGCAGAACGCGGGCCTCGCGCAGTTCGGCAACGACGCGAATTCATATCTCGGTTCTGGCGCGCCCCTGGGCCAAATTGGGAACGCGCTGAACACCGCGAATGGCATGCTCGGCTGGAGCCAGCAGACGCCGACGATGAGCAATGCGTCGATGCAGGCGGCCGGGATGAATGCGGCGCAGGGCAACGCCGCGCAGATCAATGCGCCGAGTCAGAACGGGGTGAATCTCGCGCCGACCTACCAGAACATGCTGAGCGGTGCGTCAGGCAATAACCCATACCTGACCGGCCAGATCCAGCAGGGTATCAATCAGGCGAACGATGCGTACAGCAATTCGATGACCAACGCGACGCGTAACCTGACGCAGAACGTGTTGCCGGCGATCAATTCGGGGGCGGTGGCCGCCGGCGGATATGGTGGATCGCGGCAGGGTATCGCGCAAGGCAATGCCATTGGCCAGTACGGCACGGCACTCGCGCAAGCCGGGTCGCAGATGGGCATGAACAATCAGGATGCGGCCGCCAATGCCCAGGCCAACACCTATATGCAGGGCCAGTCGAACGCACTGTCGGCGCTCAACAATCTGTCGAACCAGCAATACGGCGCGGCGTCACAGAATGCCAACCTGCAACAGGGCATGAATCTCGCCAACCTGCAAAACCAGCAGCAGGCGAACTCGACGAACGCAGGTTTCCAGCAACAAGCCGGGCTGACGAATGCGCAATTGGCGCAGCAGGCGGGGCAGGCGAACCTGCAATCGAACCTGTCGACGAACGCGCTGAACAGTTCGAACGCACTCGGCGCGATGAGCCAGATCGGCAACCTGACGGGCCAGATTTACAACTACGGCACCGCACAGAACGCCTACCCGTACTGGCAGATGCAGCAGGTCACGAACCAGCTTTCACCGTTCACCGGGCTCGGCGGCCAGACGTCGCAAACGACGCCGTACTTCACGAATCCGGTCGGCAACGCGGTCGGTGGCGCCACTGCTGGCTTAGGGCTCTACAACGCGTACAAGAATGCGGCGGGCTCGTCGAGTTCATCGGGCTTCAATCCCACCTATCAAAGCAGCTACTCGGGCTTCGACAACCCGGCCAACTACGGCTAAGGAGCTCACATGGGAATTCTCGACAATATTCTGAACGACCCGAACACGATCGGGCTGCTCGGTGCCGGCACTAACATGATGGCCGCAAGCGGACCTAGCCGGATGCCGGTTTCGCTCGGCTATGCGCTGTCGCAAGGGCTTGGGGGCGCTCTGGGCGCGTATCAAACGGCTTACGACCACCAATACGATCGCGTGTCGAAGGCGCTCCAATTGCAGAATCTTCAGTACCAGGCGAGCCAGAATGGCCTGCTGAACGACATCATTCGTGGAGGACTGTCTGGTCAGCAGGGATCGCAGGCCGCGGCGGGTCAACCGGCCGCGCCGCAATCGGGTGCCACCGGTATTCCAGTGCTGGATGCTGGCAGGGTTCCGGCTGGCGCGAGCGATTCAGGCCAAGGCGCGATCTCGATGCCTGTTCCGGCTGTCGGTGACGCGCCTCAGGGCGGTGCGGTAGCCGCTGCGCCGCAGCCTCAGTCTGTGGCCCCTGCACCTCAGGCATCAGGCGGTATGTTCGGAGGCATTCCACCACAGCAGGCGGCGCTCGCTTTAGCCCTCGGACAACGAGCTCCCGCGCTGGCAGGGGCCATCCTGGACCAGTACAAACCGACCGACATTCAGAAGCAACTCATCTCGCTAGGTTACCGGCCCGGTTCTCCCGAATATACGGAGGCACTCAAAGCCGCCATCAAGAAAGAAGGATATATCGCGCCGGTGGCAGGGCGCCCGGGCGCCTCCCTGACCGGCTCGGACGGCGTGACACGCTACAACCTGCCGGCTCCGCAGCCGGGCGCCATGTGGGCGACGAATCAGGACGGCACGCTGATCTATAACCAGGCAGGTCAGCCTTACCAGATTGGCATTGGAGGGGCTGCGGCGGCGGCTGGCGGAATGGCATACGCGAAGACGGCCGGTGAGGGTGGCGCACTGCCGTACTCGGGCGTCGACGCACAAGGTAATCCTCTGCCGGTCACCAACCGCACGCAGGCGGCGACGCAGGGCGGCTTTGGCAATCAGCCGCCGCCGATCCCGACGATGCCAGGCCTCGGTGGTGCGCCGGCGCAGGGCGGCTCGCCCGTTCCGCTGCCGGGCGGCCCGCTTCCTGGCGGAATGCCTGGAGGCGTCGCGGCTCCCGCTGGCGGCGGCGCTATCTACGCCGCACCTCCGATGGGCTCTGTCGCGAACGCTAACGACGCGCAGGCCGCGCCCGCGCAGACGATGAAGGACTCGTATTCGAAGCTGCAATCTGCCAACTCAACGGCGAATGCCGCGCTGGAGGGGCTCCAGAAAATGCAGCAGCTTGCAGCTGGAAAAACGGTTCTGTCGACGGGCCCGCTAGGCACACTCAGCACGCCGGTTAATCCGAGCGCTGCCGAGTATGAGAAGCAGCGCGCGAACGTGATCACGCTACTCGCCAACCAGAACGGCACGAACGGCACCGACGCGGGCCGCGCGCTCACGGGCGAATCAGTTCCGGACTACGGCAAGCCTGCGTCTGCGATTAAGGACGGCATCGGCACCCTGGTTAATCAGGTCAAGGTGGGCCAACTCAAGGCGAATTTCCTGACGCCCGCTTATAACGCTGGCGACTCGAAGGCCTATACACACCTTGAAAACCAGTTCGATCAGAACGTCTCGCCGTCGATGATGCCGTTGCTGACGATGCCGGCCGGCCCCGCGCGCGCCGCGGCGCTGAAGCAGGCCGCGCAGAATCCGCAGATGCGATCGCGTCTCGAGTGGGCAGTCCAGAACGGAGTGTTGAAATGAGCGCGCTCGACAGTCTGATTGCGCAGGACGCAGGCGCGGGCAATGCTCAGCCGTCGCTTGATGCGCTGATCGCGCAGGATGCCGGCGGCGCTGGCCCCGCGCTTACGACGTCGTCCGCCGCGCCGGCGCCACAGGCTTCCCCATGGAACGCGCCAGGCGGTTTCGTGATGGGCATGGGCGATGCGGTGCGCGGCGGTGCGCAGGGCATCGCACACGGCCTCTCATGGGCGGCCAACAAGATCGCGCCTGACTCCCAGTTCGCGAAGGACGCGCGCGCCGCGCTTCCGCAGATCCAGCAGACTATCGACGCGCAGAATCAGCAGTATGCGCAGCAGCGCGCGGCGAGCGGTGGATCGGGGATCGACCTGGCCCGTCTCGCCGGCAACGCCGTCGGCACAGCGCCGACGCTCGCACTGGGGCCGGAATATGCAGCCTTGTCGCTGCCGGGAAAGATCGGCCTCGGGGCGCTTCAGGGCGCGGCCGGCGCGGGCATGATGCCGACTGCCGATCCGTCGAACGGTCAATCGTTCGCTGCGCAGAAAGCGACTCAGATGGGTCTCGGCGCAGCTCTCGGTGGTGCTGCGCCCGCTGCGGTCGGCGGCGCAACTGCGATTGGGAGAGGAATCTGGAACGTTGCGCAGCCGGTCGTTCAGCCGGGCCGCTTTGTCGGGAATGGACTCGCCGGCGCAATGTCGCCGCAGGACGCCGCAGCTGTCGCACAAAGTATCCGCGGTGCTCAGCAGTTCGTGCCCGGCTCACTGCCGACGACCGCGCAGGCCGGTGCTAGTCCGATGCTCGTACAGACCGAGAAGGCGCTCGCGAACGATAGCCCTGATTTCCGGACGGCGCTGCTCAATCGCACAATCGGCAACAACGATGCGCGCTGGCAGGCATTGATGGGCGTGGCGCAGGATCAGACCGCACTCGATGCCGCGACGCAGGCGCGTTCCGCCACGGCGCAACCGCTCTACGATGCGGCTCATCAGTCGACTGCCAACGTCGGGCCCGCTTTCATGCGCTATGCGCAGATCCCGGAAATGCAGGAGGCGATGCAGCGGGCGAATCAGATTGCGTCGCTGAATTCAGCAACCGGCCGCGGCGTCGCGCCAGTCTGGCCGACGCCTCAGTCCAAGACGATCAACGGCGCCGCACTGGATTACACGTCGCGCGCGCTGGGCGACATGATCAGTGAAGCGCAGCGCGCGGGCGCGAATACGAAAGCAGGCGCGCTCACGGCACTGAAAAACAACGTCGATAGCTGGACGCAGACCTATATCCCCGGCGTGCAGCAGGCAGACGCGGCCTATGCGGCGGGCAGCGTACCGGTGAATACGATGGAAGTCGGCCAGCAGATCGCCAACGGGCTCGGCACGCGCGCGATGAACGCGGGCGGTGCGCCGGAAATCCAGATGATGCCGTACCGTGCGGCGCTGACGAAGGCGATGAACAGCGGGAACGCGGCGACTTACGGCATCGACGCCAACGCGCATGGGACGCTCCAGGGGATCGGTCAGGATCTGCAGCGCGCGACGATCTCGAACTCGGTGCGCACGCCGGGCAGCGACACGGCGTACAACCTCGCGGCCAATGGCTGGCTCGCACGCAATCTCTATGGGCCGAATTTCCAGGGTGCGACAGGGCTCGGGAAAGCGGTGGCCGCGGGTGGCGCACTTCTGGCCGGTCACCCGCTTGCCGCCGGCGGCGCTCTGGCCGCATCAAACAAGCTCGGCCAGTCAGTCGGTGCAAGGCTGCAAGGTAACCTCGGCAACTACCTACTCGATCCGAACGCGCTCCTGCCGTTTCTCGACAGTCGTGCTGCCGCGTCGTCCGGTCAGGCGCTTCCAGGCCCGGCGGTGCGCGGGCTCCTCAATTACGGTCGTCCAGCCGTCGTCAACGGGCTGCTGGGCGGCATTCTTCAGCCGGCGAATCAGTAATGAGTCGCGCACGACGCCGGAGTCCCATGCTGCCTTGCAGAAGCCATAGACAAGCGCGACTGCCGACATGATGGCTATTTTTATCAGACCCAGCTGAATGATCTGTTCGTACATGAGAGCCGCTCCCCGAGCGGCTTTTTTTATGCCGCGCGACCGAAGTATAGAACAACCTAAAAACGGGGAATCTCACATGCACGACGTTGCAGCAAGCGCAGTAAAGGCTGCGCCGCCACTTGGCGCCAACTACTGGTTCTGGTTCATGAACCACGACATCAACTGGTACGTCGCCGCGGCGACCATCGTCTATATCGGCCTTCAGTCATACGTTCTGATGCGCGACAAGGTTATCCGGAGAGAGCGTGACCAGCTTCGATGATGCGTTTGAGGCCCTGATCGGGAACGAGGGCCGGTATGTCGACAACCCGAAGGACCCAGGGGGCGCGACCTGTTGGGGCGTGACAGAGCGCGTCGCGCGTGCGTCGGGCTACGCGGGGCCGATGACGGACCTGCCGCGCGACACGGCGAAGGCCATCGCAAAAAAACTGTACTGGGACCCGCTGCACCTCGACGAATTCGACCCGCGCGTCGCGTTTCAGGTCTTCGACGCCAACTATAACGGTGGCCACTGCGTCATCTGGTTACAGGGCGCGGCCGGCGCTCATGTCGACGGCCTCATGGGACCCGTGACTATCGCCGCGGTGCAGGCCACCGACCCGCTCAAGTTCATCCTGCGCTGGAACGCGCTGCGCCTGCGCTATTTCACGTCACTCAAGACGTTCGGCATCTTTGGTAGGGGCTGGACGAATCGCATCGCCAACAACCTCATAAAAGGAGCCGCATGATGCCGCTTATCCCTATCGCAATGGCGCTCGCGCACTTCGTACCGATGATCGCCGGCTGGCTCGGTGGCTCGAAGGCCGAAGATGTCGCCAGCAAAGTGGTCAGCATCGCTCAAACTGTGACAGGGCAGTCAGCGCCCGACGCCGCGCTCGCTGCTATCCAGTCGGACCCGAATCTTGCGATGCAGTATCAGAAAGCCGTGCTCGACCAGCAGGCGCAGCTCGCGCAGATCGCCGCCGATGTCGAGAAGGCCGAGTTGGCCGCCGATCAAGCCAACACCGCGGTGGTCAACCAGACGATGCAGGTTGAGGCGAAGGCGGATCACTGGCCGACCTACGCATGGCGCCCGTTCGTCGGATTCTGTTTCGGGTTCGCGTGGATCGGTGCTTACTTCATCATCCCGCTGCTGCGTGGGTGGTGGCCGAACATTGCGCAGCCGAGCATCCCGCCCGAGGCGTGGATTGCTATCGGTGGCGTGCTCGGCGTGGCCAGCTTCTTTCGCGGGAAGATGCAAAGCGACCCCCGCGTGTCGAGCGACAACCGGGGATGAAAAAGCCGCCTTCGGGCGGCTTTGCTATTTCTGGCGCGCGTTGCTACAGGGTTGCTACAGCATCCGTAGCAACATTCCCCAAAGCCTTGCTGGCCGGGCACCCATCAACTTACTTGGCACCAGTCCATCATCGGGGCTATACATACCCGACGACCCTTATAAACATTGGGTTTAGCCATATAAATCAACGGTTTGCGGAATGTTGTGCTACAGGCGATTCTACCAACTCTGACCTCCGTTTCCTTGCTTTTCACCTTTTGTTGCTACAATTTTGCTACAACGAAAGGGGCGACCGTGGCATCGATATTGAAGATCGGGGACAAATGGCGGGCTCAGATCCGCCGCAAGGGGCATGCGCCAATCACGCAGACATTCGACAAGCAGTCGCACGCCAAAGCATGGGCCGCGCGGATAGAGGAAGACATGCGGGCCGGCGCGTTCAACGATGAGCGACGGCTGGCGGATATTACCATCGACGATCTGATCAAGCGCTACGAGCGGGAGATCGGGGAAAAGAAGCCGTTCGGCAGGTCGAAGGCGGGCGCGCTGGACATGCTGCGCCGCGGTCTGACGGGAATGAGCCTGGCCGAAATCACAAGCTCAGCCCTCGTCGAGTATGCGAAGAAGCGCAACGAGTCGGGTGCCGGCGGTGTCACGATCGGCATTGAAATGACCTATCTCGCGCAGATCCTTCGCATTGCGCGGACCATGTTCAAAATCCCGTTCAAGGCAACGCCGGTAGAAGACGCGCGACCATCGCTGAAGTTCATGACACTGGTATCTAAGTCGCTGGAGCGCGACCGCCGGCCGACTGATTCGGAAATCAGCGCGCTCTGCGCCCACTTCGACGGCAAGCCGCGGCAGCGCATCCCCATGTCGGAAATCATTCGGTTTGCCATCGCTACGACCATGCGCGCGGGCGAAATCACGTCCCTACGGCGCGATGACTTGAATGAGGCCGAGCGCACAATCCTGATCCGCGACCGCAAGCACCCACAGGAAAAGATCGGGAACAACCAGACGGTCCCGCTGCTCGGCGAGGCGTTCGATATTGCGATGCGGCAACCTAAAAGCCCGGACGGTCGGGTTTTCCCGTACAACGAAAAGAGCTTTTCCACCATCTTCCCGCGCGCATGCACCGACCTGAAGATCATCGATCTCCATTTTCACGATCTGCGGCATGAAGGGATTTCGCGCCTGTTCGAACAGGGCTATCGGATAGAGCAGGTGGCGCTGGTGAGCGGCCACCGCGATTGGAAGATGTTGAGGAGATATACGCAGGTCCGGGCGAGGGACCTGCATCGGGGATTGTTTCTGGCGGTATCCAACGGCGACGCGTGAATCACGTGAACGCAGCCATTCTCTCTTTCTGCTTGTCGAACTGCGCTTTGGCGCTCGCCCGCGCGGTGTCCAGGTAGTCGGCGACATCCCGAATGTCCGCAACCCATTTCCCGGCGCGCTTCTGCATCGGGATCGGGAACGACCCCGCGCTGATCTCGTTGTATGCCGTCTGCTTTGCGTAGCCGATCGCTTCACAGACGTCGTCGAGCGAGAGCTGCAGGCGGCTATCGAACTGTGCCATCAGAAGAAATACCGTTTTCATTTCATGCCCCATGCAATCTTGGTGGTCTTGATCACTTGTTCCGCTGCCTCAATCATGCCCGCGCCTCATAAGGGCCAAACAGGGCGGCGATGAACGGGTCACGAAACGCCGGCCGGGCCAGCTCCTGCCTAATCCGCTCGCTTCTCTGTTTCTCAGCGTGCTCCTCGGCTCTCTGCTTGGCCTGCCTTCGGTATTCCTTGTGGCGTTCCCGGTGGTCTTCCAGCGTCAGCTTCGGCGGCTTTTTCGCGTCTTCGCCGGGGCCAGATTTATAGGACGCTACGTGCACACATCCGATCTTCGGGTAACCCTCGATGTGCACGAGCTTCTGAGCATGCATCGCAAGAAGGATCTTTTTGACGCAGGGCACTGAAAGCCCGGTATCGTCGGCAAGCTCGCGGAACGTTCCGCCGCGCTTCACTGCGCGGGCGACGATGTCGATGTTTTTCTGCAGTGGCATCACGCCTCCTTTTGAGACAGAGCCCGGATAGCGTCACGAATCTCATGCAACGCGTCCATCGTCCATCCAGCCGCCATTTCTCCGGCGGGGCTATTGCCGACTGGAACCCTGTGCGTCTCGATAATCTGGATCGCTTCCTCCAGCGCCGCGCGTCGGATCGCATCGCGCGCATCATCCGTGAGCGCTGTCTGTGCTGGCTGCGGTTCCGTGCTGAACTCGAAGGCGACCCATTCCGCCATCATCGCGTCGGGCAGATAGCCTTTGTCGATAGCCCGCTCCACAGCTTCCACGAACGGCAGGAAGTTCTTAACGCGAATGCTTTCCCATCCTTCCACCGCCTCCGCACCCTGCGCCACATTGGCGGAAGTTGATGCGGCGCGGGATTGATGCGCGTAGCTATGGTTGATCTGTTCGGCTTTTTTAACCAATTCCGTCGGATCACCAGAACGATCGATTTCCACGTCTGCGACAAATAGACGAGTCCAAGGCCCAGTAGTGACACCTGTGATAGGAGGATCAGTTCTAACCGTAGCGATAACTGCCCCGCGCTCGTCCTGCTCGAC